AAACTACGCATAACCACCAACTATGTGGTAGGTGGCATTGGCCAAAGCAACGAACGCCGCCGGGCAGATTATGAGATTTCACCTTACTTCAACAGTGGCCACCAGCCGAAAGACGAATTCAAGCGCACCCTGCTATCTGGCAACGACCCATACGAATGGGCGGCTTTCGACATGTTCATGCTCACCTGTTGCCAGGAATATCTATCAAAAGGCCTGCTTACGCAAGCTGGTGGAAACAAAGCACTGCGAATGCTCATACAAGCCACAGAAGCAGCGTTCCCAGCCTGGATGGAACAGGTGGTCAGTGAATGGGCTAAAAGCTCGCCAGACGGCAAATGCGAAGCCCGGGTGCCCAAAGACACCATGTACACAGATTGGCTCAACACAAGCGGTTGGAGCGAAAAGGATTTGAGCCGTAAAAAGTGGAAAAGCTGGCTCGAAGCGTTCGCCAAATACAAAGGCGCAACGGTGGAAAGTTTGAGGGACAAGTCGGATATGACCGGCGGGTGGTATTGGTTTTTTCAAAATTTGCCAAAGGCACACATTGAAGGCTCAAAGGCATACATTGGGGCATACATTGGAGGGTCTGAAAATGATGGTCTAACTTTCTCAGAATCAGACAATGAACTACCATTTTGAAAGGTCGGGGCATACATTGGGTTCCTATTGCTCTTTTAACTCATGTTATTTGTACTATTCTAATATAAGAGAATATAGGAATAATACAAATATGAATAATATAAGCAGAAATAGGGGTTCAATGTGTGGAAGTGTGCCTTCAACTTTTCAAAACACTGAATTTCAAATCATTACAAAGACAATACATAGAAACACAATGTATGCCTTTCACAAACTTTCAAAACTTCAATTCAAAAACCAACCAAACAACAAGACTATTAAAAACCAACCTGAATTGCCCAAATCTGAGGCCAAAATCCAGCAAGAATGCGTCATGTGGTTCAACAAACAATTCCCACAGTACCGAAACCTCATGTGGAAGAACGATAACGAAGGCCGACGCTCTACACACCGTGCATCCATTGCCAAAGGCTTAGGCCTCAAATCTGGCGTACCAGACTTAACCATTGCCGTACCAAACGACCTATACCACGGCCTATACATCGAGGTGAAAGAGCCAAACGGTTATTTGTCTGCCAACCAAGCCAAAGTCATGTCAGCTCTCGAATCGGTCGGTTACAAGGTAGTTACCGTTACCAGCTTGCTCGAATTTCAACAATACATCGAAGTTTACTTTCGACAATCATGGACAAACTAAGCCAACTCAAATCCGACAATTTCGAAGCCAACATACCACGGCAAATCGTAGAAACCATAACCAAACTCAAATTGGCGCATGTGAGGCGTGAAATCAAAGCAAACCACCTTTTGGCCACCCAAACCGAAAAACACGCCTCAGACCTACCACCAAACCTGCAAGCCGGGTTTGAAACCTACTGCTACCAGCGTATCTTTGAACTGAAAACAATCGAACAAAAACTACTTACCGCCCTCCATGAGTGCTAAACTGACAGCCAAACAGCTTGCCTTTTGCCGTGAATACGTCAAAGATCGCAATGCAACCCAAGCCGCTATCAGGTCTGGATACAGTAAAAAAACGGCCTATTCTCAAGGTGAAAGGCTGTTGAGGAATGTTGAAGTGGCCAAACTGATGACTTTAAAAGAGAAGTCTTTAGCCGAAAAAGCTGGTGTGAAGGCTGAAAATGTAATTACTGAATACAAAGACATTGCATTTTCGAACTTCCTAGAATTGCTTGAATCAGGTGAAACATCGTTTGTATTCAAGTCTGTTGCCGACATTCCCAAAAAGATGGGCAAGTTGATTGAATCGATATCAGTGAGACAAGGAAAATATGGCGAAAGCGTCACAGTGAAGCTTGTTTCGAAGATTTCAGCACTTGATGCCCTATCCAGGCACTTAGGACTTTTCGAGAAAGACAATAACCAAAAGCCGCCCACCGTGGTGAACGTGCAACCGCCGGTGGTGCTCAACATCAACAGAGATAGCAACACTTTTACCAGTCGAACCATTGACATAACACCGATTGAACCATGAACAACCCAATTGAACGTTGTAGTGAGCCGCAAAAGGACATTATATTCAGCTCCTACCCTGTCAACCTGTTCATGGCAGGTCAGGGTGGCGGTAAAACCCATTGTGCGGGCATAGTCAGCTACTCACTGATTTCGACCTATACCCGCTCAGTTGGCCTGATTGCAGCAAACACCCATGAACAGTTGAACCGCTCGACCCTAAATCGAATTATGCAGGTTTGGCGTGACTGGTTCCAGGTGAAAGAGTGGAACGACCGTACCGGCGAAGGCCACTACACCATTGGCAAGCGGCCACCGGCTCACTGGGACGTGGAGCATCATGCATTCAAAGATTACCACAACATTATTTCGTTCGCCTGGGGAGCCGTTGTCTATGTCGGTTCCTTGGAAAATTACAAAGCCCTTGACGGAATCGAAATTGATTGGGCTATCCTTGACGAAACCAAGGACACCAAAGAACAAGCGGTAAAAGAAGTGATTGTAGGCAGGCTCAGGGGTCAAGCTATGCCATTTAACCCGCTTTACATTTTCACCAGCCCCGCCAAGGTGCCCTGGATAAACGAATGGTTCAACCTGGACAAGTATGTTGACGAAATAAACGCCACCATCCACAGTGGTGAAACATACTTCAAAAAGGCAGTCGGAAATAAGTTTGTGACCATTTCCAGCACTTTCCACAACAACCACAACCTACCACCCGACTACATTCCCAACCAAATGAGCAACCTTCACGCCGGGTTGCAAGAAATGCTGATCTATGGCAACCCATTCAGTAAAGCAGGTGGCGAAATTTACAAAGGCTATTCACGCCAAAGGCAGGTTGGCAAGTACCCATACAACCCTGATTTGCCCGTATTCGCTTCTTTCGACTTCAATGTGAACCCTTACATGACTTGCCGACTTTGGCAGATTGAAACCTTGCCAAACGGCGTTCGCAAGGTTATGAACGTGCATGAGGTTTGCCCGAAAAACCCAAACAATTCAACCCCCAAAGTTGCCAGTCAGTTGAAAGCGTGGTTGCAAAGCAAAGGCCACAAAGCAGGCTTGATAATCACAGGCGACCCGGCGGGCAAAAGCGAAGACACTCGAAGTGAAAAAGGCCAAAACGATTACACCATCCTGATGCGTGAATTGGCTGACTTTAAACCAATTCTCAAGGTTGACAGCAAAGCTCCACCCGTGGTCATGCGTGTGAACTGGATAAACACCATACACGAACGAACCAACACACCCGACCCTTACCAGCTCATTGAGGTTTACTTCAATGAAACTTGTGTGAATGGCATAAACGATTACACCTACCTAAAAGAAGCTAGCGACGGTACCAAGTTAAAAGAAAAGGTTACCGACCCTGAATCAAAAGCATCGTATGAGAAGTATGGCCATTGCAGCGATGCTGATGACTATTTCCTTTGCCTTGCCTTTTCCAAAGAGTTTGCCGAATACATGAACGGGCCCAAAAAAGTAAGCGTTGTAAAACCTGACAAAGTTTATCCAGGCCTAAGATATTGACCGGAAAACTGAATATTTGTAACAAAGGCACCAATACAAGCCTTCAACCCTCCAATTTTGCCATAAACCAACCCCCAATACTATGGCAAAGTACCACTTTATTGCCCGGCAAGATTACCGCCGGATTATTGAGCAACACGAACTGACTACCGTTGTAGATGGTGACAGTTCGCTAATAACATTGGCCGAAAAAGCCGCTTTGGAAGAAATTAAGGCTCACCTTCAGGTTCAATACGACATAACCGATTATTTCAGACCAATATACGAATGGGACGCTACTACCGAATTTAAAGAAGGTCAGTATGTAGAAACCAGTGCCGACGAATACGACCCTGAAAACGAATATGACACCGGCGAATTATGCTCTACCATGGTGTTTACCTACATAGCCTTAAAACCGGTACCACCGGGCAAAGGCCCCAAACAAGCCCCTATCTATTGGGAAGAAGTTGGCCACACCGACCACCTGTTTATGGCACTTTCTGACAATACTAACCAACTTCCTGACCAAAACCCTGAAGTCTGGAAAGAAGAAGATACCCAAAACCCCTTCTTTGTCATGCTCATGGTGGACGTAGTGGTTTACCACCTCATGGCACGTGTTGGGCAAGTTCCTGACATTCGGGTCAAGCGGTATGATGACGCTTGCAAAGCCCTTAAAGCGATAGCAAGCGGTAAACTCGATATTGGCCTTCCACGAATTGAATACGAACCAAGACCAACAAATCGTTGGGCTATCAAATCAGGCTTTAAGCCTAAAAACGATTGGTAATGAACGAAAAAAACTATTTGCTTGCTGACAT